CTGGCGAGCTGAGGGGCGGTCTGCTCAGACCAGGCGCTGGACGTGTCGCCGTAGAGGTTGCGGATGTGGTACGACGGCATCGGCATCGTCAACAGCGTCTTGAGGTTGCCGTGCGCCCGGCGGTAGCGCTTCTTCAGCGGAGACGTGACCGGGGGCGTGGCGGCCTCCAGCGCGTCGTCGGCCATCCGCTCGTTCAGGATCACGTACCGGCCCGACTCGCCCTTCCCGGAGAGTGCCCGCTCGACGTGTCGGAGCGCGTCGCCGGTCTTCTCGTCGACCGGCCACACCTTCCGCAACCCCGCCCCCGCGCCCTTGGTCTTCGGCGCGAGGTGGTAGATCGCCTCGCCCTCACCCATGTCCGCGTACGACTTCGGCGTCAGCCTGCGGCCGGTGTTCGCGACCTCGCGCTCGAAACGGGCGTGAGCGACGCCGCGGATCGACTCGCTGCCGCGCTTGGCGAGGATCTCCGGCACCTGCTCGGTGAACAAGTCCGGCCGCTCGTCTCGCATCTGCGCGAGCGACTTCTCGATCTTGCGGCCCTTCGCCGCCCCAACAGACCTCGCGGTCTTCCCCGGACGCTTCGCCATCGGATGGGCCTCCACGTCCTGGCGACGAACGTGGGCGACGTAGTTCTTACGCTGCGCCGACCGCACACCGGCCTGGCGCTCCAGCCGGTTCATGTGCCGGAACTCCGACCGCAACCGCACCGCCGGCACATGCAGATCAGGCCGCGACTGCCTGAGCTTCCCGACGGTGCCGGACTCGATCGCGTCGAGGATCGTCTCGTAGTCGGGGGTCGAGTGTTTCTTGCGGTAGCTCTGGGCGAGCTTCTCCAGCCGCGCCGACTGCGACGCCACCGTCGCCCTGCGCTCCGCCCCAGCAGCAAGCAACTGCTCGTGCGGCTTGGCGGGCACGCCTTTGCGGCGGAAGTCCGGCCGTGCCGCCGCCCCGACGTCCTGTGCCAACGGCCGCTCGCGCAGCTTGGTCGCGACTTTCGACGCGCCGGTCTTGCGCAGCACATACGACGACGCCCGCCCGGACGTGCGGCGCCTACCGACCCCAACGGTCAACCCCTTGCTCTGCGGCTTGCGCTCGGCCCGCTTGACCAGCTGGCGCCTCACGACCCGCTGGAGGTTCTCCTGGCCGCCCGCGCGCGACGCCTTCTCGACCCGGGCGGCGCCCTTGACGACCTTCTTGGCCGCCGCCCGCTCGGCGCCCTTCACCGCAAGCTTCGCCGGAGCCGACGCCCCGAACGTCACGTACGTCGTCGGGTCCAGCGCAACGTCCCCGACGAACCCGCCCACCGCACGCACCGCCCGGTTCTTGACCCCCGCCTCCTTCAACACGTCCGAGAAAGTGTCCTTGCGCTCGTTCTTAAGGCCCTTCCACGCCGCCTTCCCCACGCTCGGGGAGTAGCTCTGCCCCCGCTTCGTAAGCTTGACCTGCTCCCGGACAGCCGCCGCAACAGCGTGCAACGGGCGAGTGGTCTCCTCCATGATGTCAACCGCGGCGTGCGCCCCAGGCAGCTTCGCCGCGTTCTTCGCAGCCCCCGACAACGCCTTGCCCGCCAGCGTGTCCCTCGTCGCAAACCGGGCGATGTCGCCCGTCCCAACCCCGGCGATCTTCGGCTCCGGCGCCGTCGGCTTGGACAGCGAGTCGTCGGCGAGCTGCGGGTTGATGCGATACAGGCGCTGGCGCTCCCGCGCGTCCCTACGACCCTTCCTCACCAGCCGCACATACCGCTTACGGGGAATCACCCGCGTCCGCCCACCAGCGTCCCTGGTGATCACACCACGCTCGGCCTTCGGGCGGGGCTTGGCCTTAACCAGCACCTTCTGGCGGCCCTGGCTGTCAAGCGCGTGCGCGCGACGCAGCTGGGAGCCGGCGTCCCCCGGCAGCTGCGCAACCGGGGTCGGGGCGGGCTTGGCCCTGACGACCCGTCTCGGCTTGGCTGGCGGGACGTACGGCCGCCCGGACTCCCTACGGGCAGGCATCTAGTTCGGCCTCTGTCCCTGGCCCTTAGCTCCAGGCGCGAGGCGGGCACGCACCTTGCCCTGCTTCGGCAACGTCCGCGGAGAGAAGCCGTACGCCTCACGGAAGCGACGAGAGGTCTTGCGATCCACGACGCCCTTCTTGATCAACTGGGCAGCCACGCCCGCCATGAGCGGGTCGTAGCCGGACGGCAAGTCCTTGTCCGCTCGCCCAAGGGCGATGAAGTTCCTGAGCTTCCCCCGATTCCTCTTGATGTCCTTGGGGGAGAAGATGCTGGTCCCGCCCTTCCCCGCGGCCGGCTTGTACGGCCCCAGCCCATGCTCACGCTGATAGGCGTCCCTCTCGGCGTCACGGCGGTCTTTGGCGCCCTGGCGCCCCTCCGTCGCGTCGCCCAGTGCGTTGTCGTGAGCCCGATCCTGGTTCAACGACCGCAGCTGCCTCTTCTTGAGGCGACGCTGAGCGGCGGCATCGGCCGCGTCGTTCTGCTCCTGGGCGACGTTTAGCCACGACGCCCTGCGGTTGAGGTCATACGCTCGCTCCTGCTCACGCAGGTCGCCCCTCGCCTTGACCCTGAACGCCCCCTTGTCCGACGCCAAATCCGCAGCCAGCTGATCGAGCTTGCGCATCTGCGCCTGCTCGTTCTGCTGCGCCTGCAACTGCTGGCCAGCGACACCCGACTGCTGCGCGGCATAGATCGCGCCCTGGTTCGCGCCCTGCGCCCCGATCAAACCACCGAACGCCGTCCCCATCGCCTGGTTCTGGGCAGCGCCCTGCAACGCCTGAGCCTGCACCGAGCTGTCCGCCGTCGTGCCGCGCTTCGCCGCGTCAGCCTGCGCCTGGGCGCCCTGCTGCTGGATCGCGCCGGCCTGCCGGCCATACATCGCGTTCGCCTGCTGATACGCCGCCTGCTGGCCCGCCTGGTATGCCTGCTGGACGTGCTGCTGCATCGCCCCCACCGTGTTGCGGTAGTCCTGAAACCAGCCCGGCACGTTCGCCTGACGCTGCGCCTGCACCTGACGCCGATACGCAAGCTCCCGCTCCTGCGGGCGATACTGCAGATCGGCAAGCGTGTTGGCCTCGCGGCGCAGACCGCGATCCGTCAACGGCGCCAACGGATCCAGACCGTTGCTCGCAGGCACACGCTGCGGGCGCTGGGCCTTCGGGCGCCGCGGCTGCTTCTTGCGCACCACCCTCTTAGGCTGGGGCTGGGTGGAGTACCGCAACCGCTGGGGCTTAGGCGGCCTCGACGGCAACGACGAGTCGGTCAGCGCAGGTAGCTTCGCCATCTAGCGTCTCCTCCGGGTGCTGTAACGCAACTTCCGGACCTTCGGCTTCGGGATCCCCGCAGGGTCGGTCAGCGCAGGTCTTGGCGGCTGGGGCGCCGCCTGCTTGGGCTGCGGGGAGCCGGCCTGCTGATACAGGTACGAGCCGAGCTGGGTCGGAACCGGGTCTATGCCGCTGAGATACGTCGTGTGTTGGCCCAGCCGGTCGATGTTCTGGGTGTTGAGGTCGTTCAGGCCGCCGAGCGCGGCCTGAGTGATGCCGTGAAGTCCCGACTGGAGACCCTGCTGGAGGCCCGTCATGCCGCGGTTGTACTGAAACGTCCCCTGGTCAAGCGTCTGCTGAGCGGAGCTGTCGCGGAGCATCCCCCGCGCCGCATAGCTGCCGCTCGTCGCGCGCTGGCCCTGCTGGTAGGAACGCTGCAACAGCGACGCCTGGCCGTACGAGTTGTTCGGGTCGATCTGGCCCTGCTCGGTCAGCCCAAGGTTGTTGAGCAGCTGCGTGCCCTGGTAGCCGTAGTGCTGGGCGAACGGAGCATCGGCGCCTAGCTCCGGGTTGCCGTACTCGGCATAGACGTTGCCCTGAAGGGCCGGAAATTGCTTCTGCCACGCCTCATAGGCAGGATCGACCGGCGGGGGCTGGGGCGGGGGGTTGTCCTGGAGCTGCTGCGAGAACGCCGAGTTCGGCGCGGCCTGGATGTACTTCCACGGGTCGTTCCACCCGTCAGGCTTGAAACCAGCCGACTGCTTCTTCTTTTTTGCCATCTAGCTCACCGGCCCTATCGGTCCCAACACCAACAGCTGGGTGTGGCTCCCAAACGCCTCAGCGGTCCCCCCCGCAGCGGACTTGTACGCGCGCAGCTTCACCACGTCGCCCTTCTGCGCGGCGGCCACGTTGAACTGCGCCACCGTCGCCTCCCCCGTGCTCGACGGGGAGAACGTCGCCAGCCGAGCGAGGTTCGAGGCGCCGCGGTGTACCAGCCCGACGCAAATCCCCGCCCCTGCCACCGACACCACGAAGTTGAAGATCGCCAAGAACACGTAGGTCCCGTCCAGGCCGAGCGTCACCGACGACGACGGCACGTCCTGCTCGGAGGTAGTGAGCGCTAGCGTCGTCGCTACCGAATGGGTCACCGCCCCCGGCTGAAGGAGCGCAGGGCCGAGGGGGAACGCCGTGCCGAGCTTGTCCTGGTTGGCTTGGAGCGCGTCGAAGCGCTGCTCTAGCCGCTTGACGAGCAGCGGCATGTTGTCCCGTGGGAGCGGGTCGGCGAAGTCCCCCCCGATGGTGGGCTCTGGGAACGGGAACGCCACCGGTCAGTCGCCCCGCTTGGACGGTGGGCGGTCGCCGTCGACCATGTGGACGACCTGATGGACCGCCCAGGGCGCGTCGCCAGAGAGGCCGTAGGAGTGGTTGATGCCCTTGGACGCCTGGTGGTCCATCGCGGTCGCGATGTCCGGGGCCGTGCCCAGGGTGAGCGGTAGCGGGGTAGTGAGGTCGCCGTAGTTCTTGGAGATCGCGAAGCTCGGGCTTCCGATGCCCCAGAGGCGGGTGCCGGCGATGCGCTTCTCGGCGTCCTTGCCGAGGTTGAAGAACCCCGAGCGGTAGCGGGAGGCGATGGCGGTGCCGTCGTCGTCGGTGGCGTCCCCGGTCAGCTTGAGCAACTTGCTGGTGGCGTAGGAGCCGAAGACCAGCGCAGGCCGCGCAAGCACGCCCGAAAGGTCGTACTGCGGCATCGACGCTGCGGGCCACGCGTCGAGCGTCCAGGGTGCCCACTGCCCCGTGGCAGGGTCGTAGACGAACGTCCGGAAGCTCTTGCCGGCCCCGGGCGCGTAGAGGTTGACGTGCAGCCGCTCCTCGTGGGCGGCAAGGCGCGCCCACACGTTGTGTGACGGCATCAGGCACTCGCGGTTGAGCGCAGGGACGTTGAAGAACGAGGTGGCCTCGCCCCGGAAGTACGGGTCGAGCGGCGTGGAGATGCGCTCCGGGGTGCCGCCGGTAGTGCGGTACACGCCGGAGGCGTGCAGGAAGTACACCCCGTCGGTCATCGCGGCTACCGCTCCGGGGACGCTCATGCCGACGCCTGTGTCGACGGATCGCTTGTTGAAGTCGATCACGCCGGTGTTGGTGACGCCGTTGCCGTAGAAGACGAAGAACCGCGACGGCTTGAACGCGAACAGCAGATCGCGCCACGCGATCAGCCCTTGGACCTCTTCGCCGTCGCCTTGGCCGAGGTCGACGGAGTTCACGGCGTTGCCCGACCCGTCGACCGGCCAGCTCTCCGGGAGGTCGGGGTCCGAGAAGTACAGCCTGCTTGCGCCGCCAAGGAAGGCTCCGCCTGCGGTGATGCCTGCGGCTACTAGACGGTTGTCGTTGGGCTGAACCGCGACGTGCTTGGCGATCGGCATTCCTGCGGGGGCGGTGAAGGTGGTGCCGTCCCACCGTCGGGTCGGTTGGGGGCTGTTGGCGATGTAGACGTACTCTGCGGTCGGGGTTCCGAGGCGGGCGAAGTCGAACACCGACTGGGTCGTGGCTTGAGCTGCGACCTGGGTGCCGTCAGACCCGAACGCGGCTACTTCTCCTCCCCCTGCGGCGACGGCACGTCCTGCCATCAGCTGGGCGTTGCCGCCTGTGCGTGGGAACGCCGCGAGGCGGTTCCATGGCCGGTCTTCGGCGGTGTCGTTGAAGACGGTGTAGCCGTCACGGGAGCGGACCATCCCGGGTCGGGAGAGGTCAACGTTTTCCATGTCGATGCATCCGGAGGCGTCGGGGGAGGAGCGCAGGTCGAGCCCGCCGAAGTTGTCGAACGCCGCCGCCCCGTAGCTCACTGGCACCAGTCCAACTGCTCGATGTGGCCAGGCTCGACACTGTCGACCAGCACCCGGGCCGCGACACGGCCAATACGGTCAAAGACCTGCTGGAGCTTCTTGGCCGCCCCGTCGTCGTCATCGTCGTTGTTGGAGTCAGCCATCGCCTGCGCCAGCGCGAGGACCAGGTAGCAGTAGCGCTTAGGGTTGGCCGTCTGGTCGCCGTCGGCGACGAGTTCCGCGACTTCGCGGGTGTAGCGAACCTCTAGGTCCACCGAGACACTGACCGGGTAGACACTGATCTCGTCCTGGGCGGAGCGATACCAATACGTGGGGTTGCCCTCGACCGTCAAATCGGTGGACAGCTGTGCAATCAGCTCCCTAGGGTCCGACCGGGCCAGCAGCACCCCGTCGGTGGTGTCGACCACCGTCTCGACCGGACCGAGGTCGCTGACGGTCATAGGAGCGTTGCCGGTAGCGACAGCCTCCAGCCACGGCCACGGCCACATGGTGTTGAACTCCGTGTGCGCGGCGTTGACGAACGCGTCGACTCGGGCGTCGGACATGTCGGTGAACCCGCGCGCCTTCAACTCGTCACGCAAATCGCCGAGCGTGCAGCCAGGAGGCCCGCCAGACACCGGGATCGTCACTGCGACTCCCCTTCCTCGGCGAGCTGCTGCTCGAGCTCCGCGACGCGCTGCTTCGCAACGGACGCCTGGACGTACAGATCGGCGATCAAAGCGAGGATGGAGGCGTTTGGGTCGAGGATGGAGGCGTTTGGGTCCATCACGCCACCGCCGCGCTCTTCCAGGTACCCGCGTCGTTGACCCAGATCTTCCCCGTCCCGACGCGGATATCGCCGGACGCTCCACCGGTCGGAGTCGCCGCACCCACATGCTGCGTGCCGACACCGACCGTGTTCCGCAGCGTGCCGGTCACCGTGAGCACAGCGGCACCCGACCGCTCCAGCGCCGCGTCGCCGCCCCACGTGATCTTCCCGTCCGCCCGGATCAGTACCTGCTCGACGGTCTTCGAGGTCCCGGTCACGAAGAGCCGGATCGCGGTAGACGGACCGGCCGGGCGGCCGATGTCCACGAACCCGCCCATCCCGACGCTAAACACGTTGTCGGCCGCCGCGTCCTGGTACAGGATCGCTTTCGTGAACGAGCCGCGGAAGTTGATCCCAACCCCGACCGGCTGGGCGCCGGCCGCGACGACGTCGACGACCCGGGCGCCTCGCAACCATTGGGAGGCTGCGCCGAAGTCGGCGGTGGTGTAGCCGTTCTCGGCGGTGATCGCCAGGCCGGTGTAGGTCGGCGGGGCGTTGGCCTCGGACAGGATCGCGTTGATCGCCGCGGCACGCGCCGGCTTGCCCGAGTTGACAGTGTTCTGCAGCTCAGCCGCCCCGGTCAACGCGCCCTTGCGGTTGGTCGTGACCCCTGCATAGAAGCCGAACCCCTCGCCGTACACGTCCCCCCCGCCGACGTACGGGTCGACGGTGAGATAGCACCCAAGCATCAACATCGAGCCCTTGTCATCGAACTTGGAGCTGCCGGAGTTCGAGTTGACGTGGAAGCCGAAATACTGGCTCGACCCCGCACCGTTCGCCACGTCGGTGGTGATCGCGTCGCCGCCGGCACGAGAACCGTTCGTGCCGTTGGCGGTCGCGAGACCCATCCCGACACGGAACACCGCCGTCCCGCCAGCACCATCGAGGTTCCCGTCCGCGGCGATAGCCGTCCCCGTCGGAGCCGCCACAGTCAGGGCGCTCGCTAGCTGCTGCGCCGTCGTGGTGTCCTTGGTGACCACCTGGGCGCCAGGGACAGCCTCGACCGTCTGGACGTCGTCGTCAGACGGGGTGATGGTGTAGGTGCCCGGCTCAACCCAGCCGGGCAGCTGGCCGTCGGAGTTCGTCTCGAAGTCGCCGGCCGCGATCGTCGTGCCGCCCGTAGCGGCCAGGTAGACCGTGCCCGAGAACGCCGGGTTCTCCCCCGACCGCGGCTTCCCGTCGGCCGGGTTGACGAGGTAGCCCCACGCCTGCGACGCGACCTGGACGCGGGCCACTACTTCTTCTTGGCGTTCTGACGGCCGGACTTCTCGACAGGCGGAGCGATGTCCACGCTCGACTCGTGCGGGCAATCCTCGACCAGCACGTTCGAGGACCCCTGCGATAGCAGCCAAACCCCGGTCGAGATGACCTTCGGGGACCCATCCGCTATCTCTCCGACGTTGTTGGCGTGAGTGAGGTCCTCTCCATAGCTCCATACGGCCGTGTCGCCCGTGACATGGATGCGGCGAGGGTAGGAAGCCCCGACGAACACGGGCTTCTGCTCGAGCGTGAACCGCTGGTTCTGGAGAGTGGCCGGGGCCACCACGACGTTGTCGGTCATTTCGATGCTCCTCCTCGCGCCCAGCGGCGCTTGGTCAACCCGCCGTCCCCCGGGACTCGGAGGGCAGTGGCGAAGTTCGCCGCGAACTCGTCGCGGCGCTGCTCAGACGCGAGCGCCTGCGCCCGCGCGGTCTCGTTCTCACGCTCCAGACGGGCACGCTGGAACTGGTCGAAGTCGCGCCACAGATCGCGGCGCTGCAACTCCTCGATGTCCCGCAGCGCCGGCTCCCGATAGCCACCATCGGGAGTCGTGATCGCCATGTACGACGGCTCCGTGCCGTCGTTGACCCGCCGGAAGTGCCAGCAGCCAGGGACAAGCCTCGGATCACCAACCTGGTCCTTGGCCAGCACGCACGACAGCCGCCGGTCGATCTGTTGAAGCATCCTGGTGAACTCCCGGCCGATCGCGAGCTGCTGATCAACCAGCATGTCCTTCGCGACCCTGTCCGGAAGAACGAGCGCGGACATCAGCCCGAGCCCGTCCCACGAGTCACGCACCGCACGACCAGCGTCGAGAGGTCCGACGCGTTTGCCGCCTCGGCCGGGGTCTCGTCGTAGACCTTGAGCTTGCCGTTGACCTCGTCGTAGAAGACGTTCGCGACGTTCACCGTCCCGCCAACGCTCTTGACCTGGCACTCCATCGACTGGATCTGCGACAGACCCACGTCGGACGGCGCGATCGGCTCGCCGCCGGTCGGGTACGAGTTGTCACAAGTAACGTCGAAAATCGTTTCCTTCTGTGCGCCGATGACCCGGTAAGGCAGGCCGCCGGACAGCACGCGAGCGGCCGAGATAGCCATAGCGTGTCCTTTCTATGAGAGGCGACGAAGTGCCCCCGCCGAAGACAGGGGCACTGTCGCGCGTCTGTCTGCTAGTTCAGGCCGCCGAGGCGGAACCAGGTGTTCCTGCGCTGGGCCACCAGGTTGTAGTGGAACGCGAGCTTGCCCCCATACGAGGACGTGCCCTGAATCCACGCGAGGATGTTGCCGCCAGTGATGGCGTTCTGCCAGAACGGCTTGCGGGAAGCCACGTAGAAGATGTCCTCCTTCTTGCCGACGTACAGGTCCTCGTTCGGGCAGTCGGGGTGGGCCATGATCTCCATGCCGTGCCACGTCGGCGCGTCCTGGTTGCCCACATCGATCTTCGAGTCCGACCCGTACCGCACCTGCTGCTGAAGCTGCTCGTAGAGCTTGCGCTCCTGCTTCAGCCCGGTGAGCATGATGTTGCCGTACTCGCCCGACTTCTGGCGCACCTTCTGGTGGGCCTGGAGCACCAGGCTGATCGTCAGCGGCTGCGCCGTGGTATCCACGTTCGCGGCCCACGTCGGGACCGACGCGGTCGACAGGCCGCCGAACGTCGCGGTCGAGACGAGGTTACGCATCCCGTTCGGCTCGAACGCCGTCGTGCCAGCGCGCGCGTTGGCAAGCGACACGAAATGCGTGCCTGCCGTCACGTTCGCCGTCGTCGCCGTCACGACCGCCGGGACCGTCGAGGACTCAGTCACCGACGTGATCAGCTGGTTGTCCACAATCGACGCCTCCGACGCCGACGTACCAACGTCGATCGGCATCCCGACGAACAACAGGCCACGCTCCACGGCATTCCAGCCGTCCAGTGCGGCGAGGGTGATCGTGGTCGAGTTGCCCGTCTGGACCCCGCAGATGATCGAGTCGCCGTTACCGAACAGCGTGCGGGTCATCTGCTTACGCAGATCGTTCGTCGCGCCCGTGACCTCGGTTTCGAGCGCCTCGGCGACGGACTGTGCGTCGGACGCCGTCGCCTCAATCACGTCCTCCTGGATCGCGATCTGCTGCTGGGCGTGCTTGTAGGTGTAGTCGGCCTTCTTGATCTCCTGCTGGCCGGCGGTGTTCAGCGTGCCGCCACCGTCAGGAAGGAACGTCGTTCCGCCGCTGCGGCCCGTGTGGACCGTCACGCGATGATTCTCACCGACCTTGTACTTGGTGCCCTTCATCAACATGTCGAAGAAGGGGTTGCCCTGGTAGAGCTGCTCGACAAGCGTGTTACCGTGGTAGACACGTATCAGAGCGTCGTTCATGGAGGTCAGCGTTGCCGCCATCTCCGCCTCTTTTCGGTCCAGCCAGGAGGGCTCAGACCGACCCGTCTAGGGATCAGTCATCGCCGGCCGCCTCGATTGCCTCGGCGGCTGCCTTGATGCGCTCCTGAGGTTTGGTCAGGTCAACCTGCTTAGAGCCGCCCACACCAGATGGAGCCTGTGCCGCCTGACGCTTCCTGCTACCCCGGGACTGCTTGCTAGCGATGGCTTCGACAATGTCCTCGTAGGCCCCTCGAACGTCTAGGGGCTTACCGGTTTGGGCCGCCACATTGATCGCGTGGTTGCCGATGAGGACACGCTGTTGCCTAGAGAATTCGCGTCCGGTGGCTCGCCCTAGCCCATCGAACTCGGTTTCAAGAAACGCGTTCCGCTCTCGAAGGGCCAGCTCCTGCTGGAACTGCTGGAGCTCGGCCCGAGTGACGTACTCGTCTTCTCCATCTTCGAATTCGCCATCGCCCTCATAATCCTCGTTCTCCTCTTCGCCTTCGAAGCTGAAGCCGAGTTCCTTGAGTGCGTGTCGCTGTTGCTCGGGGTCACGGATCTTCATCGCGAGGTCGATCAGATGCTCTTGCTCGCGCTTCTGTTCCGCGACAGTCTGCGTCTTGCGGGTGTAGTCCGCGCGCATCTGCTGATACGCGGGACGTAGCTCCTCGGGGAGCGAGGCCGGATCGAACGTGTCCGAGAAATACTCGGGGCTCTCTTCCTGGCCGCTTGCCTGATCCGCCTCTTCGGCGGGGGCAGGCGCCTCGTCGGTCAGCTGGTCCTGATCAACGTCAGGGGCTTGCGAGGTCTCTTCGTCCATCGTTGTGTCTCCTTCATGGGCCGGGGCCAGCGAGGCGTGTCCGGCGGTGGGCTCGGGGGCTCGGGGGCTGAGCCCTTGTCGCGCAACAGCGGCCCGCTACGGGGCGTTCGAGAAGATCGTGTGCTACTGGCTGGTCGCCATCAGCGCCATCTGGTCAGGCGGCTGGTTCATCGTCGGAAGCTGATTGCCCTCAGGCGTCGGCCCGTCAGGCAACGCCTTCGGCCCCTGCGGCGACGCGGCGTTCGCCATCCCCTGCCCCTCCGCCATCGCCTGCTGCGCCTGTGCCGCCTCCATCTGCTTCTGAGCGTCAAGCTCCAGCACCTTCTGCTGGATCAAGTTCGCCGCGACCTGCATCGGCTGCGGAAGGCGCTCGTAGTCCTCGGTCTGGAACCACTGGTTGAGCACCGACTTCCACACCGGGATGTTGTCGGTGTACCTGGGCATCCACACCGGAGCCATGATCGGACTGCCCGCGGTGGGGTTCGGCTGCGCTATCCCCGTCAGCGGGTCCAGCGGGAGGGTCGCCGGCTCGATGCCCACCACGATCTCCGGCCCGCCGAGTAGAACGTTCTCGCCAGCCTTGATCGCCTGGATCGTCCGATGGACCCGGGCCACCGCGTAGTCGATGTCCTGGATCAGGTTGTCCGCGTCGCCGCCGTTCATCGCGTGCATCGCAGCCTCCGGAGTGATCCACCCCTGCGCCGCGAAGAACGCCACCTTCTGGTCGATCTGCTGGCGGGTCCTCGGCTCGATGCTGCCTGGGAGCACCGTCACGTCCGCCTGCCCCAATAGCTGGGCACCCATGAAGTTCTCAACAGATTCCGTGCCGAACGGCCCCTTGATGTACACCACCCGCTCCTCGGTGTAGAAGCGCTGCACCAGATACAGGCAATGACGAGCGAGACGGGAATGGAACTTCGCAAGGTTCGCGTAGAACTTCTGCCACACCGCCTGGTCGCGCTCAGTGAACGCCGCGACCGCTCGTGCCGCGTCCACACCCTCGGGAATGTCCTGGTCGGCGGCGATGAACTGGAGGACAGTGCGGGCCTCGTCCTTGATTGTGGACAGCTCCGGCGGCATCGGGGGTGTCTCGCGCCACTGCACCTCGCCCGACCCGGTGAAGTTGTAGACCATCCCCGGCATGTCGTTCAGTCGCTGCCTCAACGTGCCGTTCTTGACGACAGCCTGCGGATTAAGCGCAAGCGTCATCCACTCGACCTGCTTATTGTTCGCGTGGCTGAAGGTGCGCTGCGGGTCGACAAGGAACCGCACGAGGCCCATGTCGCGATCCGAGTCGGGGTCGGTGATGAAGGCCAGCTTGTGCAACACCGGCTCGTCAAGCACCTTGTCCTCGTGATCACGGCAGGGATAGCCCTGCTCACAGATCACCCGGTCGTTGGCGACTGTAATCCACCGGCCTTCCGGCCACTCCTTCGACGGGCGCTCCAGATAGTCGACAACCAGCACAAGGTCGGTGTTCGACGCGACCCGCTCGGACGATCCCTGCTTTGTCGTAGCGTCGGGGGTAAGCTTGCCGCCCTTGTAGCCCGGCATCGCCTTGACCTCCGACGCAGGGCGAGCCTGCTCGACAGCGTGCCAGCGCGACTCCTCGAACCGCAGCCCAGGCTCCCAGTACACCTCGTTCGCCCCGAACGTCCTGACCCGCACATCGCCCTGCCCGATCTGGCCCCCGTCGCCGTCATCGATAAACGGGCCGATCGTCGTGTCGAAGAACGGCCACGCGAACCCCTCGTCCCCAACCAGCGCGTGCGTGACGACATCCTCGGCCGCACGGGACAAGTCCCACTGCTCGTAGCCGAACCACAGCACCTTCCTCGACAACCCCGCGGCCTCTCGACGCGACTCGTCCTGGGTCGACGGATTGACCTCGTAGCCAGGCACCCGGCTGGTGGCCTGCGACACCTTGTGGCCAACCACCGGAGTGATCAGGTTGTACACCCGGCGCTGGCGATGGGACGGCTTCCCGGTGCCGTTTTGAGCGACCACCGTGGGCTGCTGGATGAGCTGCCGTTCCGAGTTCACGAAGCTGTACTGCTCGCCCCGGAAGAACGCCCACGCCTCCTGGCGCCACGGCTTGCCGTCGTCACGGCGGGCAGCGCCACGCTTCAACCGATCCTGGACTTCAGGCGGCGGCCCTTGCTTACTGAGGCTGCCGGCGACCCTAGCCAACGCCATCGGGCTCCAGCGTCTTCATCGCGTCGTGAAAGTCCTCGTCGTCGTCGAAACGGGTGAATTGGCGCGGGGCTTCGCCCTCCGCGTCGATCGTCTGGGCGACTGCCACCTCGGGAGCCTGGATGCGATTCAAGAGCAGCTGGCGCTCACTACTCGCTGCGCCCCACAGCCGCTCCACCAACCCCGTCGTGTCGGCCTCGAGCGCGCGGATACGCCGGTCCTTCAGGTGGCACTGGTTGGCCAGATACATGCACATGACCGCGAGAGCGGCGACGGCGTAGATCATGCTGCCGTGACCTGGTAGCGATGAGACGAGAACTGGACCGCGCCAGACGGGACCGCGACGGCACCGCCACCCGTGTGGATGCGCGACGAATAGATCTTCGACAGGTTCCCGACGTTCACGTTGGTCGGCGTCCGATCCTCAACGGCCATATGCATCGGCGCGGACCGCGACCAGTTGTCGACCGACAGCACCGGGTCGGCGCAGGTCAGCGTCGCCGTGATCGCCACGCCCCCGTCGGTGCCGCTGACCTGCGCAGTCGGGACTGCCTGTTGGCCCTTGTAGGACCCGTCGTTCGCCGCAAGGCTGTAGCTGACGCCGGCCACACTCCCGGTCGTAAGCGTGTCGCCGTCACACGGGAACATGCCGGCGTAGTCGCGGGTGATCGACACCGCCTGCGACCACGTCGTGCGGTGCGTCACATCGAGCCCGAGCGGGGTCAGTGTGTACCACGTCCGCTCGGCACCGATCGACGTGCTCGTAGGAGACCCGCCCACAGCGGAGTGGTAGAGCGCACAATCGCGCACCAGGTCGACCCGGTTGCCCCATAGCGTCTCCCCCACCGACAGCGTCACCGTCCGACCATCGACCTGGGTCACGAACCCGGTCTGCGACGCCCACCCATGCACGTTCTTGATGAACAACGTCACCGCGCTCAACACCACCTCGGTTGCCGCCTCGTAGGCCGAGTCGAGGTGGGACAGCAGTCGGGTAGTGGGCAACAGGCTCGCG